GTATGTCACGAAGATATACCTCGAATTGTGCAACGTTGGTAGATGATTGCCAAACAGTTTGAAAGTTCGGCACACCGCGATCGATCGCAAACAACATCTCACCAAGTTGTGACTTGGCTGCATACTCGCAATTCTTAAGAACCGACAACAACTCAGTGCAGATCGATATCGAGCTGTTGAGCATGTATATGTCATTGTCGAAATTGGTGTCTAGTGTTCTCACGGTATTGCAACTCCAGTGTTTCCGATGCCTGTCTGGACGCCTGAGTGCCTATGCGTTGATAGGGTTATTCCGCCGCCTTCTTGGGTCATTATCTCACCTTCTGCAAGGATGTCTCCTTTGACAGTCAGGAGAGGTGCATCGATGATGACTTCAGTTGATGACTTTATCTTTATGGTGTTGTCAAGGATGGCTATGCATTCGCTTCCTGACATGTTCTGAAGGACGAGACCTTCCTCTGTCACTGTCCATCCGCGCATCTGGTCTGGGAAGAAAACAGAATCCTCAAAGCTGTGCTTGCGGAATGTGTTCGGTGGAGCAAAGGAATAAGATTGACGGAAGATCGAAAGGTCTCTGTCGTTCGCTTTTAAGTGTCCGATATCTCCAGGATTCAGCGGGAAGTTTATGACGAATCCGCCACCAGAAAGTTGAACAACAGGGACATTGACGACCTGCGCACGTTGGATCGATGAGTTGTCGGTTTTTACCATCATCAGGAGTGGCTGAACCGTTGCACGGTTGGTCGCTCTGTCGAACGATATAACCCTCGCTGGAATCATATCATCGATGCCTTGAAGGAATTTCTCGAGAACAGTCCTCATCGTTCCTGAGAAGCTTCCATCATTTGATGGCTGTTGTGATGGTGGCTGATTGGTCATATTCTCACTGCTTCAGCTATCCAGTAGAATGGCTCCTGATAATTTGATATCTGGAAGCCAAGTTTGTAAACTGCGTAATCACCATTCGCTGTCGGGTTCATGTCGCTCTGGATGGACAAACCTGAACCAACAACCGTTTGAGTATCAAGAAGGAATGTCGCTTTGACGCCATGTTCAGTCAGCTCAGGGATCCCAATCATCCCAGAACCTTTGTTCAGGATTCTTGTGTTCCCTGTCAAGGGCACATTCATGTTCTTGACCACAAGCACACCATTGTCGACATAAGCGTCCACCAAGCCAGCTTCCGCAAGTTTGTCGACCTGCTTGATGCTTGAGCCTGTGTAGGAATACGAGGCTATCTGCTTATCGGTCGCCTGGAAATTAAGTTGCAGCCCTAAGTCATTCGCAACAGACTTAGAAAGCGACTTCAGAGAAGTTGCGCTTCCGCCATTGCGCTGGACGATATTGCCTTTGTCATAGTTTCCAGTCAGTGCCTTGATGGTCAGAACAACATCTGGCGGCTGGCTTACGTCAGCCTTGATGATGTCGCCTTCGAAGATTATGCCAACGCCTGCATCCCTTCGTCCTGCCTCAAGCCGCATACGCTTGCGCACACGGTTCTTGTTGAAGGGTGAGGTCTCTGTCAAGATGTAGTTGCGAGTGTCTTTATCAACATTCGATATCTGGACAGTGCATTCATTCTGGTTTGGGTTGGCATAGCGGGTGCCTGATGCATCTATGTAAAGACCTTCATATACCTTTGCATAGTTTCCCACTTCAATCGTAAGTCTTATGATCCTTGGATCAAATGCTTGCGCTACCATAAATGCTTGCCAGTTCTTCTACAGAGACATAAAACAATCTGTGGATTGCACCAAACTCGGTGTAATAGGGGATCTCATCATTTGGCGTTTCAAATATGAAATTGCCGTGCTCAAGATAAACAAAAGGTATCAAAGGAGACCAAGCAGGTATGATCTGTCCAGACACAACCTCAATGCCGTCTCTTTCGATCGTGCAGCACATCATGCCGTCTCTGGTCTCTTTTATTTCAACTGAATATCGAACACCATCAACTTGCAAATCGAACTGCTGATTGGGTATTGGATCCAGCAAAATCCTTTGCATCAGAAGCTCCATCGTCCATTTATGAATCCGTCATACGCCTTGCTCGGGACAACGGTTTGTGTGCTGCTTGGTTGCTTGGCACCTGCCTTCTTCGTGTCTGCGTTCGCCTTGTTGGCAACCTTTCGAGGCGGCAAGGAACCAAAGCTCGGCACAACGAACCTTGCCTCCTTGAACCTAATGACGACCAGGATGGAATCGAACATCTCTGGTATCTCGTCATATGGTGTATCAGATATCACCATGTTGCGATAGCTGGTCGCCTTGCCCTGGACAGTAAAAAGGTCACCGCGAAGGCGAGACTGATTTATCATCGAGACGGTGCTGCGATAATCAGCAACAGAAGATATAATCAGCGTCGCCTCAAGCTCGATCGGGAGGTCAACCTTATGGTCAACAATCATCGATCCATCTTCAATAGGGTGCTCCATGAGCTTTGAAGATGGCATGTAGGCCATTTTGAACGGACGGGCAGAAGGGAATGCCTGCCCAAAGCCGCTGTCTAGAATGGCTACAAGGTCAGCACTGAAGTTCGGCAATCTGATATCAATTAGAGACATTAGCCTCTTATCCCATCATCATATTGAGCTGACGTATTGGTGAGCTCGTTGTTGAGTGAATTGCCGATAGCCTTGCTGATTCCGTCTGCATCTGTGGCTTGCGTTTGAACCTTCACCTCTCCGACATTCACTGTGGTTTGGTTATTGCTCGTTGCGCCACCCATTATTGATGAAGAGGATTGTGCGCCGATCGGTGTGCTGCCGGAAACTTTTATCCCTGTCTTCGCCATGATGAGCGAATCTCCTGCATTGAAAGCAGGCATCAGAGATTTAACTTTGTCCCAGGCACCGATTATCTTCTCAATGATTCCGCTGATGAATTCCCAGAGGTCTCTGAAAACTCCGACAACGGATTCCTTCATAGCCAGCAAAGTATCACCGATTTTGTCGGCTGCAAGGCCAATCAGTGAAGGTGCGCCACGAGCAAAGGCTTTTATATCGTCGATAAGCAGCCCTAGGAAGGCTACGGCAGCGACGATTGCAGCGCCGATGGCTATCCATGGCCAGGTGGCCGCAACAACAGCCCCTGCCATCCTGAGGAGCCATGGCAGTGCGATGGCAGCGCCGATGGCTATGGCAGCGAAGAATCCATCGATGATCCACTGATTCCGGTTCAGGAAAGCGAACATCTGAGCAAAGCCTTCAAGCAACCAAGTCAGTGCAGGAAGAACCCTTGCTGCGATCTCGCTGAAGAAAACCGTCATCGTTGAATTCAGGTCATCGACAGAGTCGTTAAACTTCCTTGCGATCTCTGCATTCGCCTCTGTGATTGTCCCAAGCTCTTTGTGCTTGCGGATCAATTCGTCGATTCCCTTGCGCCCTTGCTGAATCAACATGATGGTGCCAGGATCCAGACCGAGCTTCTGGCCTATCCCTTGCACCTCTGCTGCACTCATGCCCTCAAGCTCTTCAGCAATCTCAGGAATAAGTTCGAGGCCATTCTTGAGCTCGCCATTCGACTTGCGGATGCTGATCCCAAGGTCATCAAGGAATGGCTTGATCCTTGAGTGACCAGTGGTGGCGAGTGCAACAATCTGGGCATTCAAGCTCCTGACAGAACCCTCAAGGCCACCAGCTTCGCCGCCAGCTTCCTTCACAGCCCTTGTCCAAGCATCCCACTCGCCAATTTGAACACCGAGGGATCGAGAAGTTTCGAGTAACCTGTCAGCAACATCAGCAGCAGAGAACATCCTCGAGATTGCGCTGCCAACGGCGGCGATGCCAGCAATCCAACCAACAGCTTCTCTCATCAATCCATTGAATTGCTTTCCGAGCTTGTTGGCAGACTTGTCTGTGTCATCTATCTTCTTCTTGAGCTTATCAGCGCCCTTCTCAGCTTCCTTTGTTCCATCCTTGATGGAGGAAGCATCAGCTTCAAAAAGATAATAGAATGTCTCGAGGATGCTCATCGCTTCTTCTTGGCTTTCTGGGTTGCTAGCCATTCATTGTATTTGGGAACAATTATACTCTCCCAAATTATGAATGCATCTTCAAGGCTGTAGATGGTTTTTAGTTCGTGGAGGGTCGCCGCTTTTTCGGAGATGATTGCGCCGATGAAGCTATCAACATTTCTGAAATCCACTGACGAGCTTTCTTCTCGATAGTTTCGAAGGAAATCAAGCTCGCGGCGCGTCCGAAAAAAGAGCAGTTGTACTCCAACATCCCCACCTCGATTTTCGCCAGGACTTCCCAATCAGGGACATGGTTGTTGATCAGAGCTTCAGTCTCCAAACGAATCTTCATGCCGTCCTTGGTGACAACCTCAACAAAGGTCATGAGCTTCTTCATGATCTCTTCGCTGACAGCATAGTCGCCAATCTTTGGCATGTTGCTGGTTGGGTACTTCGCGATGATCTCACGAGCAGGAATGGCAGGGATCTTG